GGAAAGTTTGAAGACACTGGTCCATTTGGGTACCTCAGCGGTCAGCGCTGCATCGGCTGCTTCACCGGGCGTACCCAGGTGCTTGGTGACCGTGAGCAGTCCGGTGAACTTGGCGTCCGTTGACAGCACGTCGTCCAAATACACGTTGTCGATCGCGGTCACTGGCCCTTCGGAGAGCACCAGCACCAGGTGCAGGTATTCGTTGCTGCTGCCCGAGACCTCAATGAACACCCGCGTGCCACCCACCCGGCGGCGACCGTAGATCACTGGGATGGGGTCGACATTGCTCTGGGAGTTGATCAGGATGCCCTGCGCCTGGGCCGAAGACAGCGCAGACTGGGCGCTTGAGGGTGAGTTCGAGCCGATCAGTGACTGCACCGCAAGATTGGCAACACCCCCGGCGACCAAACCGGTCGCACCGCCGATAAAGCTGGCGGTGGCAAGCGATGCGCCAAGAACGTCAGCCGCTGCAGCCGTGATGCCCGACTCAATGACCATGCCAAGTACGGCATCGGCCACCACCGCACCAACGGCCTCAGACACCACCGATCCAACGATGGCTCCAATGACGATGCCTGCCATTACGCGACTTCCCTGCGGCGAACTACCTTGGCGTACATGCGCTCGACGTCCTGGTATCCCAGGTGTTCGAGCAGGCGACCGAAGTCTTTAGTCTGTTTGACGTGGTAATAAATCTTTTGCACACCCTGGGCTTTGAGGCCCATCTCGGCAAAGCGCAGCAGTTTCAGGACGACACGCCCGGCACGTACCTCGGGTAGGGCATACACGGCGCTGTTGGCAGCGACCAGTGCGTCCTGGTAATGGATGTGGGTCTGCACAATGAACGCCGCGTAGCCAACAATCACACCATTGCGTTTGGCAATGAAGGTGGCGAGTTTCCCGGCAGCGTCGAGTTCACCGTAGCGAGCCCAGTCGATATTCAGACAATCGAGATCCTTTTGGCCGACTTCTTCGTACTCGCGTTCGGCCAGGGCTTGGAGTTCTTGAGTCGCCGTGCTGATGGGGATACGCGCATATGTGTAGCTCACAGAGACCCCCACTTGATCTCCCGGTTGATGTTTGTCACGAACTGAAACCCCCGGTCGCCCGGAAACCAGATCTGCTCTTCCGGGTCATTGGTGTGCCTGCCCGGCGTGCGCTGGAAATCCACCCACTGCGAGCTGGCAGTCACTGCGATCGTGCAGGTGCCGTTGTTCGGGTCGTCGGAGATTTCCATGCTGTCAATCCGACCATCGAACACCAGCAAGGGGTTGCTGATGATGGCCAGGCGGTAATCCAGAAAACCCTTGTAGATGGCAATTCGCCGGTCGATGTAGGGTTTAGAAAGCGCAATCGAGATCCAGGTCTGATCCACTGCGGACACTTGCACCGTGACATTGGGAATGCTCATGTCACTGGTCTCTGATAGACCGGAGAAACCCAGAAAGTGGCCGTTGGCCGTATAGGTGTTGGTACTCCACAGCACGTTGATCCAGGCGTCCGTCATGCGGATGGTGCCGTCGTCAAACCAGGTCTCAACCAAGTAGACGGGCTGGTTGCTGGACTTGAGGATCTCAGCGATGAACTCAGAACTTGCTCCACGATCCATAAAAATTGACCTTAAAAGGCCTCCACCAACTGCAAGCTGAAGTTGTAAATCGATCCCGGAGCTACGGCAGACTCCATCGTGTCCGTGCCCAAAGCCAGCGTAAACGGTACATTGCGCACAGCAATCACTGCGCCGTCGGCAGGAACTGCAAGTAACGCTGGCTCAATCGCCACGGTAGCCAGGCCAAAGGCGTCGGCATTCACATCAGCGGTGACCATGTAGACCTTGGTCTGGCCCGTAACGCCAATGAAGTCACCCGCCTTAAGGGCACCAGTAAGTCCTGCCGTCCAGCCACGCGTAGAAAGACTTCTGCCTTGTTGGTTGGCTCCGTTGATCTGCGGTGTGCCGGTAGCTGCCCCTTGAGGCAGTTTGTGCGCGGGCAGCACAGCGGTGAAGGTGTCCCACTGGCCGCGCTGGGCAACAACAAAGGCTTGGATTGGCGCGAATTGCGCTCGGGTCAAACCTACCCAGTCCGCAGTGATCACCCAGCGCTGAGCGCCATTGGTGCGCACACTGCGGCGCAGGTTGTGCGAAATCGAAACACGTGTGGGCTGGTAGGACTGAATCTTGATGGCGCTGGGCGCTGGGGTTAAAGGAAATGTGCCGCTCATGACTTATCCCGTGATCCCATAGCGTCCGCGCATGTTGAGCGCCTGATTCACGATACCCACCACGACTGCCTTGTTTTGCACCATGGCGGACTGGAAACTACGTGCGTCCATTGCCCGCACGGAAAAGTTGATGTTGATTGGCCCTTGGGCTGAACTGCTGTCACCGCCGTCCGGCGAAGCTGTTGTGCCAGGCGACTTCCCGTTGGGAACGATCGTTCCCGCGCCATTGGGCACAAACCACTCTGGGCCTTGCTCGCCCACGATGTAGGGCTGACCACCTGCGACCGGACCGCCATCAGCCTTGAACAGACCCGACAAAAAGTTACCGGCACTGCTGAACATGCCTAAGAGCGACATTCCGCTGGTCGCTTGTGCCAGCGGTTTCATGATGCTGTTTTGAATCTGGATGCGAATCAGGTCCGCGATGATGGAATTGGCCAGGCTCTTGAAGTCGAGCTTGCCGGTCTGCACAAAGCTCACCAGCGCGTCCTCCATGCCCTTGAACGCATTGGTAAAGAGCCGCTCGGACTGGGCTGCAGCGTTAGATACGGTGTCGATGTAGTTGTTCAGCGCCTTGGTGACGCCCATCTCCCACGAGCGCTCAGCATCCCACCGCGCTTCAATCGCTTTGATCATGACTGCCGTGGATTTGACGGCCTCATCGCGCAGGCGCTGCTGGGTGTCTGCTGTTAATTTGGTGCCGCTTTGCTCGGCATCCCAGATCTGCTGCTCGACCGCGAGGAAGTTCTTGCGCTTAACGTTGGCAATCTCCTGCGCCTGGGCGTTCAAGCCAATCAGCTTGGTCTGGAAGATGTACTGATCGTTGGCCTGCTCCAAGCTGTAGGTGAAGGCATTGATGCGCTTGGTCTCATCAAACTTTTGCTGGGCATCGAATCGATCATTCACCGCCTGCACCAAAGTGGCGGTCGACTTGATAGCCTCAGAGCGCAGACGTTGCTGCGCCTCAGCGGACAATTTGGTACCGCTCTTTTCTGCATCCCAGATTTGCTGTTCAACAGCCAGGAGATTTTTACGGCCCTCGGTGGCCAGTGCCTGATCGCGGGCAGTTTGGCCAATCAGCGTGTTCTGAAATTGGTACTGTTCGTTGGCCTGCTCCAGGCTGCGGGTGAATGCATTGATCTGCTTGGACTCATCGAACTTCTGCTGGGCATCGAAACGCTCGTTGACGGCCTGCACCAAGGCAGCTGTCGACTTGGTAGCCTCGTTTCGCAATCTCTGCTGCGCCTCTGAAGACAACTTGGAGCCGTTCTTTTCTGCATCCCATATCTGCTGCTCAACGGCCAGGAAGTTCTTGCGTCCTTCCGTGGCTAAAGCTTGATCGCGGGCGTTCAGTCCAATCAGGGTGTTTTGAAACTCGTACTGCTGGTTGGCCACATCCAGGCTGTGGGCGAATGCATCGATGCGCTTGCCTTCGTCGATTGACTGGATGCTCGAAACTGTGGCCGTCACCTTGGCCATGTCACCCAGACGGCCTTCCTTGACCGCCAGCAGGCGGCCTTTTTCGATCATGGCCTCGTACTTGCCGAGTTTGTCTTTGATGGCCTCGACATTGAGCGAGTCCAGGTATGAATCGAACGGACTGGTTTTGTCGGGACGCTGGTCCGGAATGGCAAATGAGCGCTTGGGTGACTCGACAGGTTTTTTCAGACCCGCATCGCGCTGGGCAAACTGCTCATCTAGCTTGGTGAGAAACAGGGGCGCAGTCCAAATCTTGACCATGTCCTGGTTGAAGGACTCGGCGTGGCTCTTGAGGTCAGAAGTCAGCGTCGCAAAACGGCGCTTGACCGGATCGAGTGACTTTTCACTGATCATCTCCGCGCCAATGCCGTCCATGAAGGCAAGCACCGAGACGATGTCGGCGGCGACCGCTGCAAAGGAGTTGCCCACGATTCGCACCACGCGAATGATGGCGTCAAAGATATCAATGAAAGCCGCCACCGCGCGCATGCCTTCCCGCGCCCAGGTCTCGATCACGTTGTCTTGCTTGAGTTGCTTGGCCGTGTCGTTGAGCCGCTCGGTCATGCTGCCTGAATCCAGCAAGGCGTCAGTGAAGTCACGCATCACTGGCAGCAACGCCGAGGCAATGGTGTTGTAGAGCGACTTCTTCCTGCCCTCCAGGCGCACGAGATTCTTCTCGTACAGGTCTGCTTCTGCCGCCATCTCGGAGGTGACCTTGGCGTTGAGTTCGCCTATTTCTGCCAAGTCCTGCATGAAGGGCAGCAGTTCAGCGCCTCGTTTGCCCAGCAACATTTGGGCTGTAGCCACCGCCTGGGTGCTGCTGTCCATGGAGTCGAGCTTTTTGGCAAGGTCCAGCATGACTTCGCCTGAGTCGCGCAACTTCCCCGATGAGTCCGTTACTTCAACACCCAAAGCCTTGTACTAGTCGGACTGCTTTTGGCTACCGCCTGCCGCCTCGAACATGGCTTTGGAGAGCTTTTGTAAGCCTCCGCCAACTTCCTCCAAACTGGTACCCGAGAGTTTGGCCGCCGACTTCAAACCCGAGAGGGCTTCCACCGTTGCCCCGGTTTTCTTAGCCATCTGGTCGAGTTCACCCGCCGACGCAATCGCCCCCTTGATGCCATCGGCAAAGGCGTCAAAGGTGTATGCCGCCGCCATGGCCACCACTGCGCCCTTAACCGCCTTCATGGCGGTTTCCGACACATTGCCGATGGTGTCCATGGCTTTTTTTGCCATGAACTCGGCCTTGTTCAGGTCGGATTCAAAGCGAGCGACATTGGCCTCGAGGCTGACCACGAGACTGGCGAGGGTTGCCATGGGGGATTTATTCCTTTTTACCCAAAAGGGCTGAGATCAAACGGCTGTGTGCCTCCGCATCGGGCGGAGCATCGGCACCTTTGGTGGCGGCAGGCTCTGCAGTTCGCAGTCCCGGCATGAAGTCATCGGCCTGGTACGCATCCTGACCTTCGCGGCGATGGACGTTGGCCAGCGTGGCGCAGACCTGGCCAAAGCCAAAGTCCGCCCGCATGTCCGGCAGGCCTTCCAGACAAGCAAACGCCATCCACTCCGCTACCTGCTGTGAACTCAAGCTTGCGAGGAGATGGTCAGGGTGTTGGAATCCGAGTGCAAGGCAGAGTCGGAAATAGAAACGGCGCTCGGGACGCCGCTGGAGTTTTTTGTGAGTTCCTCCACGTCTGCGCCAGACAAACCATTGAGCTTTTGCGCAATGGCAAACACCCGGTCCAGTGCAGCGCCAGATTTGGCACCGAGCAGATCAACTTCATCGTCGGTGAACAGACGCTGGCCACCTTCATCAATCACAGTCAGCCCCACCAGACGCGCACGCATATTGGTGAGATCAACCTTACGGTCCTTGCCCTCACCACGGACCATGCTGGCTTCAAACGCATCACGCTCGCGACCGGTAAAGCTGCGCACGCGCACGGCACCACCCCATTCGGGAACTTCGACGTCCTCTGTTTGGAGGTCGTTGGCGCAAAGGATGGCGGTTTTGGAAAGTAATGTCATAGGTACTCCAGAAATGAAAAAACCCGCTATCAGCGGGTTGTAAGTTAAAAAATTTGGTTTTAATGAAGGTTGATCAAGATATCCGCCTTCATTTCATTTAGCGCCTCTCTATATTTTGCAAAGGCGGCATTGAAAGCCGTCTTCATATCGTCATAGTGACGCGCACCCTCGGTAAGAACTTGGCCACCTTTCTTGCGAAAGTCACGATTACACATGTCTTGAAGTGGAAAAAATGCGGCCATCCAAATCTCAATGTTTTGATACACAGATATCTCGCTTGGTTCAAGTGATATCGCCGATCCATCAGCAGAGAAATCTTTGGGTTGCATCGACATGCTTGCAAGCGTGTGACCATGGACACCAAAAGTTGAGGCCAAGTTGTACAACTGAAAAACATATTGATCTGTAGGATCATTAGAGAACTTGAACCTCCTGCGATATTCTTTTCTTTTGACGTCGTCGAGTGACCTGCCCAACCAAATATCCAAGCTGGATTCATCATTTGCGATGTGAGCAGTATCCCGCGCCAGTTCAGATGCCATACGCATCAAAGCCATGCCAGCATCAAGTTGCTTATCAAGAATTAAAAAGAACGACTCCATCTGGTATTCCAGAACGGTCTGCCACATCATTAGACGGTGGGTCTCTGAACTGGACAAATTAGCTTCCTTAACTACACCAGCAACAAGAGTCCTGGCAACAAGGTAAGCGGCATCTATCATGGTCCACACACCGTTTTCTCCATCTCTAAACGATTCAAAATTTTCAATTTTTCTTTGAAGTAATGAATCCAGTTCTTTGGTCATGCTTAGTCCTCTGTATGGCAAATTGAATTCAGAGGAATGCTTTTCGTAAAGATCAGCAAAATGCACCCGGACTGAATATCAGAGAGCAAGTTTATACAGATACAAGAACTATGCCCAGGTAATCGAGCCAGAAATGCGCAGTTCAGCCGAGCGCCGGATCGCCTGATCCACTGCACCCTGGCTGTTGAATTTCTTCACGTAGGCAGTGAAGGTTGCAGTGTTGCCGTTGGGCAAAATCAACTTGAAGCTCTTGGCCACACCGGTCACCAGCGCAGTCATCAGGGCCAACTGGCCTGCATCGCTGTTGTCCTGGTCGACCTCGATGGCAAACGCACCCGGATCAAAGAGGCCAAGAATGAATTCCTTGGCTGTTGAGTCAAAGTTGGTGCGCTCAATCTCGGAGGCCGAGCCGTCAAAGCCGCTGTAGCTCTTGACGTTGGAAATCTTGGTCCACTGCACAGGGGTTGCAGTACCGCCACTGGTGTAAGTCGTATAACCAGTCGCGTCCAGTCCAGCGAGGGTGACGATCTTGGTCGTAGGTTCGATGTACTGCACCACGAAGCTATTGCCGTTGAGCTGCGTGGTGCCAACGACGCCAGAGATGGTAATCACATCACCCTTGTTCAATGCCGTGACCGCTGAGAGCGTGACCCGGCAAGGGTTGGTGAGAGAGACGGCGGTGATAGTGAGCGCCGACCCGGTGGTCGTGCCGATACTGACCGTGGAACCTTGGGCAGAGATGGCTGTGCTTGGCATGGGGTTCTCCTAAAAGTTATGGCCTGATAATTAATTCCAGATCGAAAAATCCAAAATCACCCGGTGCAGCGATGCCTCGGGTTCGAATTGGTCTTGCTCAAGGACCAAAACGTGGGTGATGGCGCTGCTTTTGATGGCGGCTTTGACCGTCTCGGCCAAGGCAAGGGCAGCGGCGTAGGTGGTGTCAAAGCAGTCCACCTGCAGGCGGGTGTTTTGAACGGGTGCGCCGTCTGCCAGGGTGTTTTCTGGTGCGCTGGAAACGCGGGCATAGACCACGTAGGGCTTTGACACGTTGTTGGGCGCAACGTTCGGAAACACCCTCCCCCCGGCCAGACCTGCGAGGGCCGCAAAAAGGTCTTGTTGAATCATTTTTTGATCTACTTTTTCAATTCACGTGCGGCTTGTTCAATGCGCGCGGCAAGTCGGGTCTTGATGGCCATCAGCGCATCGTTTTTCTTCATGTCAAAAGCAGGCCTCAGAAAGGGGCGCGCGGACATCTTTACGGTCCCGAACTCCACAAAACGCCAGTACCAAGCGTCTTGCGAGAGGTTGCCCTTTTTGCCTTGCTTGCGGTACTTCTTGCCATGCCGAACCGTGACAAAGAAGGTCTGCTTGTTCTTATTCGACAACTCAGGGATTTGTTTCAAAATCACCGAGCGCTTCAAAGTGCCGGGTGGTGGCTGGTTAGGCCCCAGATCGTCCGTTGCAACAGGAGCTTGCAACTTGGCCTCATCCCGAATCACCTTGGCTCCGGCATAGACCGCTGCACGCAGGCCATTCTTGGCAACACGGGCAGGCAACTCTTTCAAAGCCTTGGCCAAAGCATCAAGGCCCTCAATCTGAACGCTCTCGTACTTAGCCATTCAATCTAGGCCCTCAGAGGCAAGCAGCGTGACCAGGACATTGCCCTCGTCCTCGTTCAACGCCGCGTGGATGTTGAAGATCCGAGCTTTGTAAAGTGCGCGGTATCCAGATACCACCCGGGTATCGGTCAGACTTGCCTGATACCGCACCGTGATTTGGTGGGAGATTTCGCTGGCCATGCGCTGCGCACTTGTCCGCTCGCGACCCGTCAAGGGCTGTATGTCGGCCCAAACGGTGGCCACGTTCAGCCAAGTGCGGACCGGACCGCCATAGCTGTCTTGCACATTGCTTTGTCGCTGCAAGGTAATGCGCCGGTTTAGCTGACCCGCTCGTAATGAACTCATGGGATCGCCCTCATACGAAAGCGACCTTGTAGGGGTCAAGCAAACCATCAATGAATGAAAGCGCCT